AAAGAGAAGCAGGTAGAATAAGATCTAATGAAAGAATGGTTTCTACAAGAGGAGAGAAAAAATAATGACTGAAGAATTTAGAGTAGATAAGATAGCTAAAAAAAAGAATTTAGAACTTGAAAGAGCTATGAAAGAAAGAAGTAATGAAGATCTTATAGATATGGTTAATAGAATTTCTGCTATGGAATTTGAACAAGAAAATCCTGTAAAAGTTAAAATTAAAAAGAAACCAAAACCAGATAAAAAAACTATTAATCCGGGCAGAGCAGGTAAAGGTAATTTTAATGTGGGAGGTAGTGTGAAACAAGATAAAGGTTTTCCAGATTTTTCTGGTGATGGAAAAATAACACAAAAAGATATTCTTATGGGAAAAGGTGTCATACCAAAAGTAAAAGATATGAAAATGGGTGGCCCTGTAAGAGCAAATAAGAAAACATCTTTTAGAGGTCAATACGACATACAAACAAAGAAGGTAAAGTTTAAAGGCGTATTTTAGTGGATCTTCCAAAGTTTATTCATCACATAAAGAATAAAATAGAAAAAGAAAAAGAATTAATCTCGCAAGCACTTGTTGATGGTCGAGTAAAAAAAGAAGACTATGATAAACAAGTTGGCAAGGCACAAGGTTTTACAACAGTGTTAGAAATCCTCAAGGAGTCGTCAAAAAACTTGGAGGATTAAATGACAGAATTTTCTCTCGTAGAAAAAAAACTTAAAGACAAAGATCATCCTGTGGCTGTAGGTCATAGGATATTAGTACAAACTCTTGATGTATCTGATAAAACATCTAGAGGTATTTATCTTCCCGGCAAAGCTGTCGAGGATCATAGATCGGTAGCATCAATCGGTAAAATTATACAGATGGGTGCTGACGCATACAACCGAAGCGATATGTCAAATCCATGGGCAAAGGTTGGAGATCATGTCATGTTTGGTAAATATGCAGGTCATCGTTTTAAATATGGTGATGCAGAATTACGAATAATGAATGATGATGAAATTTTGGGGTTAGTCCCAAATGTAAAAAAAGTTACATAGTAACTTCGTTATAATAACGCAAACTAAGGAGAAAACGCTATGCAAGTAGTGCATGAACAAGTTGGCAAAGACAAAAAAAAGTCTGAGCCGATGAAGGTTGTTGATGACGGCAAAGAGGAAAGACTAGAGCCGTTTATGGTAGAAGAAAATAAAGAAAGTCCTAAAGAGGCTGTCGCACAACCTTCCGATCAAGAAGAGATCGCAGAAGAAGAAGTTGTAGAAGAAACTGAAGAACTTGAAGCCGCAGAGGAACAAGAAGAAGTTTCTAATAAAAAAGATAAAAAGAAGAAAAAAAATTATCAAGATCGTATTAACGAACTTGTTAAAAGAGCTAACGAAGCTGAAAGAGAAAGAAACAAATTATATTCTTATAATCAAGAATTGGTTTCTCAAATGCAAAAGTTGAAACCAGATTATGAAAAAACTCAGCAAAGTTTAGTAGAACAAAAAAAGAAAAATTTAGAAGAAAATTTGACGATGGCTCGTCAAGCATACAAACAAGCCTATGAGTCTGGTGATTCTGATAAACTTTTAGAAATATCAGAAAAAATTGCAGATATTAAATATGGTTTAAATAATGCAGACAGAGACATGATACAAAAGGTTTCGACAACCGAAAGCCAAACGGAAAAACTTGAACAGGAAGTTACGAACAACACATCTGGTCAAGTAGATCCGAAAGCTCTAAGATGGGCACAAACTAACAGTTGGTTTGGTACTGATGTCGCTATGACAGGTGCCGCTTACAGTATAGATGCCCAACTTAAAAAAGAAGGATATGATCCTTCTTCAGATGAGTATTACGCTGAAGTTGATCGCAGGATGAGGGAGTCCTTTCCAACAAAATTCGAAGAGGAAGAAAAACCCAAACAAGTGGTAGCTGGCGTTAGACGAGCTACAAAAAACACTTCTAACAAAGTTCGACTCACTGAAGGCCAGATCGCAATGGCTCAGAGATTAGGAGTGCCTCAAGAAGAATATGCGAAGTTTGTAGGGAGGGAATCATAATGAACAAATCTACACAACTATCTCGTTCTAATGCTTCAAGAAAGCATGCTGAACGCAAAGTAACTTATAAACCACCAAATGACTTGGATGCTCCAAAGCCAAATGAAGATGATGTAAACTATCGTTGGATTAGGGTACAAGCAGGCGGTGAAGATGATACACGAAACATAGCTAGACGTAAAAGAGAAGGCTATGAGTTTGTGCGAAGTGAGGAGCATCCAGACTTAGAATTACCTGTACACGAAGGAGGTAAGTTTGCCGGAGTGATAGGTAGTGGTGATTTAGTTCTTGCTAAAATTCCTAAAGACTTTTCAAAATCTCGAAACACTTGGGTTAAGGAAAGAACAGCTAGACAACAACAAGCTGTAGATGAGAATGTTATGAGAGAACAACATCCTTCAATGCCTATTACAAAATCAAATCAGTCTTCCGTGTCAACTGGGAATAAGCCACAGTTTGACGAGTAGTGTACTTAATAAATTGGAGTATACATGGCTAATTTAGATGCACCGGCAGGTGCAAAACCATTTCGCCATTTAAGTGGTGGTATGATTAGAGCTAGCGAATACAAAATTGCAAGCGGTACTTCATCTGATATATTCACTGGTGACTTTGTAAAACTATTGTCAACAGGATATATTGATGTAGCTTCAGCAGGTAACAGAATACTTGGCGTATTCGCAGGTGTAAAATACACAGCCTCTGATGGAGAAGTGGTTTACAAAAAATATTTTCCAACTGGTACAACAACACTAGCAAGTGCTGATGTAACAGCTTATGTATATGATGACCCGAATATTACTTACAGAATACAATCAGCAGGTTCAGCAGATTTTACCGACATTGGTAATTTAGCTGATCATGTTGCAGGTTCTGGAAGTACAACTACAGGTCAATCAGGACATGAGGTAAGTGGAACAACTGGTACGGGTACAGCAGGGTTGCGTATCCTAAGACTCATTGACGATCCAGATAATTCAGCAGGAACAAATGGTGAATTAGAAGTTGTTATCTATGAGCATGAACTTAATCAGCATATTGACGCTGATGGAACTCCGGGAGTATAATTATGGCTGTTATATCACGATCACAATTAGCAAAAGAATTAGAACCCGGTCTTCACGCCCTATTCGGTCTTGAGTATTCAAGATGGGAAAGAGAGCATGAAGAGATCTTTACAACTGAAACTTCACAAAGAGCATTTGAAGAAGAAGTTCTTCTTACAGGCTTTAAGGGAGCATCAGTAAAAGCTGAAGGTTCTGCTGTAGGTTATGACTCATCATCTGAGCTATGGACTGCAAGATATTCACATGAAACTATCGCACTAGCTTTCGCTATCACAGAAGAGGCAGTGGAAGACAACTTGTACGATACGCTTTCAAAAAGATATACTGCGGCATTAGCAAGATCAATGGCATACACTAAACAAGTAAAAGGTGCTAACGTACTTAACAATGCATTTAACTCTAGCTTTCCGGGTGGAGATGGTAAAGAACTTATCGCTACCGATCACCCTACACTAGAGGCAGGTACACAAGCTAACGAGCCAACTACTGCGGCTGACCTTTCTGAATCATCTTTAGAAAACGCAATCATTTCGATTGGTGGATTTGAAGATGACAGAAGTATCCCAGTAGCGGTGCAAGCTAGAAAACTTGTAATACCAAAAGAACTTGCGTTCACTGCTCAAAGAATTTTGAAAAGTGAGTTAAGAGTTGGTACTGCTGACAATGATACAAACGCATTAAGAAGCATGGGCATGTTCCCAGAAGGTTATGTAGTAAACCACTACTTAACTGATACTGATGCGTTCTTTATCTTAACAGACTTAACTGATTCTGGACTAAAGATGTTCCAAAGAAGACCTTTGAAAACATCAATGGAACCAGATTTTGAAACAGGAAATATGCGTTTCAAAGCATCTGAAAGATATTCTTTTGGATTCTCAGACTGGAGATGTATCTTCGGTTCACCGGGAGCATAAAGTACGAACTTGGGGGGAAAATAGTTCCCCCCATTTATTAACAATTTTGAATGGTGGTTTTACCACTGGTCTTTAGGAGGACTGTTCAAATGCCAACACATTTTTCATCGGGAGTAAGTAACAGAACTACAGGACATCCTTTGTTCGAGTTCCCATACTTAGATCCTTTCAAATATTATATTTATTCAAACGACTTTTTTACTTATCATGCAGATGAGTTTACAATTACAACAACAGAAGGTGGGTCTGGAGACGCATCAGAAGCATTAACTTCTTTAGCAGGCGGAGCATTACTAATTACAAATGACGATGCTGATAACGATCATGACTTTTTTCAATTAAAAGGAGAGTCTTTCAAATACAGCTCAACTAAAAATATGTTCTTTAAAGCTCGTTTTAAAGTTAGCGATGCAACACAATCAGATATTGTAATGGGTTTACAGATTACTGATACATCTCCATTAGCAACAACTGATGGTATCTTTTTCCAAAAAGATGATGGTGATGCTAATCTAGATTTTCATATCGAAAAAGATTCAACACAAACTGATAACACAGCAATCTCTACTTTGTCTGATGACACTTTCGTAGACGTTGCTTTCCATTATGACCCTAAAGGTAATCTTGGAAGCGGTAGTTTTAAAATTTATGTAGACGATGCACTTGTTGCTACACAAACTACTTTAACAAATGTGCCAGATAACGAAGAGCTAACTGTTTCTTTCGGTATCCAAAATGGTGCAGCAGCGGCAAAAACCATGACAGTAGATTACATCATGGCTGCTGTAGAAAGATAGAGGTAACAAATGGCTGATGCAGTAACTTCACAAATTATTGGTGATAATGTTGGTGCAAAAAGCATACTTGTAAAACTTACAAATATATCAGATGGTTCTGGTGAAAGTGCTGTAGCTAAAGTGGATGTTTCTGCTTTAGCTAAAAGCACAGATGGTGAATCGTGCTCTAGAGTTGCTGTGCAAGAAATATATTATGATATTTTTGGTATGAGAGTGGACTTATTATGGAACGCTTCATCTAATGTTATTTGTAAAGTTTTAGGTGCAAATGGTGCTTTATCATCACAAGGTTATATGGATTTTAGAGATTTCGGTGGTATAACTAACAACGCAGGTTCTGGTATCAATGGTGATTTACTATTAACAACTACAGGACACACTGACGGAGATCACTATACTATTATCTTAAAACTTTCAAAGACGTATTAATATTATGGCAACCTCTGGAACTAGAACTTTTACCCTCGCTGTAGATGAGATTATAGAAGATGCTTATGCTCGTATTGGTGGAGAACCACAAACAGGTAAAGAAGCATCTGTAGGTAGAAGAGCTTTAAATTTATTGTTACAAGAGTGGAGTAACAGAAACATACAACTGTGGACAGTTACAGAGTCAACTCAAACTCTAACAGCTAACACAGCAAGTTACACACTTAATACTCATACAGTAGATATTACAGAGGCGGTCATACAAAAAACAAATTCTGATTCTACAGTTACAGATTTTGAATTAGAAAGAATTAGTAGAGATGACTACCTTCGTATCCCTAACAAAAGTGATACGGGTAGACCATCTCAATATTTTTTAGATAAACAATTAACACCTAAAGTATTTCTGTATCCTACACCAGATAATGCAGACGTATTTAAGTTTAATGAAAGAAGAAGAATAGAAGATATTACTTTATCTACAGAAACTGTAGATATACCAGACAGATTTTTGCCTTGTGCTATTAGTGGCTTATCTTATTATTTGGCTTTACGAAGACCACAAATAGATATAAACAGAAGACAAGAACTTAAAGTTCTTTACGAAGAAGAACTAAAAAGAGCTATGGAAGACAATAGAGAAAAGGTAGATTTAATTATCCAGCCAGAGATTGCGAGACCATGAGTGACCCGAAGGTAGGAACGGGAAAAAAACCAAAAGGCTCTGGTAGAAGATTATACACAGATGAAAATCCTCGTGACACAGTAGGTATAAAATTTAGTACACCTGCTGATGCTAGAAGGACAGTTGCAAAAGTAAAAAAAGTTAACAAACCTTTTGCGAGAAAAATACAGATACTAACTGTTGGTGAACAAAGAGCAAAAGTAATGGGTAAAAATCAAGTAGTGAGTATTTTTAAAAAAGGTAAAGATGCCATTAGAAAGGCACACAATAGAAAAAAGAAATAGGAGTTTAGATGGCTTACGCAACAGGTAAATATGCAAAAGCGATATCTGATAGAAGTGGGATGGAATATCCATACAGTGAAATGAAAACTGAATGGAATGGTTCTTTTGTACACAAGTCTGAGTATGAAAGTAAACACCCACAACTTACGCCAAGAAAGCATAGACCAGACCCACAAGCACTAAAGGATGCGTCTCCGCCAAAAAAACTAGACCCATCAGATCAGTTAGAAAATGGAACAGTAAGTTCTTTACTAGCTAGTCTTGGTGTAACAAGTGCAGATAGGAAGATAACATCTACTTTTACATCTGCAAATGCTTCACCAATCGCTACAGCCTTGACATTAAGTGCAAGTTTAGGTAGTGAATCTGTAAGTGTCAGCTAAGATAGAATTATTTGTAGGAACACCTTGTTATGGTGGTATGCTCACAGAAGATTATCTTCATGGTATATTACAACTACAAAACTTTTGTTTAGAAAATAAAATAGGTTTAAACGTACAAACTTTAGGTCAAGAGTCTTTAGTCACAAGAGCAAGAAATACTTTAGTCGCTAATTTTTTAGACAACGAAAAGTTTACACATCTATTGTTTATAGATGCAGACATAGGATTTAGTCCAGATAATCTAAAAAGATACTTTGAGTATGACAAGGATGTTATTTGT